ATTTGTGGCAGACTTCCGGCGATGAAACAACTGGCGTGTATGAGTCCAGCGTAGCGATAACCGATGATGCGTATTCGATAATTGCATCCGACAACCTATTCAGGATAGTATAATGGCAACGATAGTACAGAAAATTAAATCGTTATTCGTGGATGACCAAGTTGTATTACTTGGCGAACAATCCCGTGACCGGTCAAGCGTATCTGATATGTGGGGTGGTTATGTAGAGAACCCGAATCTACTTGTCCAGAAAAAGGGGATTGAGATTTTTGATAAGATGCTCGGGGATCCCCAGATTAAGTCTGCATTCTTTTTGAAACGGATCTGCCGATTAGCCCCTGGATGGGAGATCGAGCCGACAGACAATTCTGATTCCGGCGAAGAACAGGCGCAGTTTATCCGTGATGTATTTAGTGAGATGGACGGGTCACTTGATTCGTCACTGGTAAAATTATGGGATGGACAGCGGTGCGGCTACAAAATAGCTGAAAAGAATTATCGATATTATGAGGAAGGACCGCTAAAAGGGAAGGTAGGGCTCGCGAATATTAAAGTTAGGAATAGTAAGTATTACGCTTTTGATACTGATATTCACGGTAATTTATTACCGGATGGCTTGATTGAAGATCCAAATGGAGATGCTGATAGATTACCGGTAAACAAGTTCATTATTTTTTCGTGGGGTGCAGAAGATGATGATGGTCAATCGCTATATGGCCATGGCGATTTTATTTGTATTTATCCGAACTGGTTTGCGAATAAATTATGGCTGAAACTATGGAGCTTGACTCTTGAACGATATGCGATGCCGACGGCGGTAGGCAAGGTTTCTTCGTCTGCCAGTATTGAGATAAAGAATTTTTATCTTGATATTCTTGAATCACTGCATACAAAGTCCGCGGCACTCGTTCCTACAGAACTCGAATATGAATTATTGGATACAGCGGGAAAGACAAAAGAGAATCAGTTTCAGACTGCTATGGAATTTAATAATAAGCAGATGATGAAAGGATTGCTTATCGGCGAAATGCTACAGGAAGGCCCGAAGGTAGGCGGCCTTGGAATTGGAGGTTTATCCGAAACGCAATTTAATATGTTTGTGATTGTTCTGGAACACCTGGGTAAAGTTACGGAAGACGAGATAGTTGGAGAACAGATTATTCGTGACATTATTGACAAGAATTACCCGCCAGAAAAAAGGTTGTACCCAAAATTCAAGATGGGGAGTGTCCGAAGAAAAGATAATGCTGCAACGGCAACCGTAATTAAATTATTAATTGATGCCGGGGTTATTGATCCTGAAGAATCTTGGATCCGAAGCTATACTGGTGTCCCGCAACTCACTGAAGAGGAAAGGATCGAGCTTGATGAAAGAAAAAAAGAACGGCAGCAATTATTTATTGATGCACAACTTGCAGAATTGAAAGCAGGCCTTGATGAGAAGCAGAAGACCCCGAAAGAAAAAGAAGAGTTTAATGAATGGTGGTCATTGTTTGCTGAAGACATAAAAAAAAAGTTCATCGCGAATTAACCCCGTTTGAGAAAAGAGTTGATCTATTTGCTATGGACCGGCAGATGGACCGGCTCTTTTTGTCTGTAGCGATAGAAGCGCAAGATATTTATAGGAAAGAATTCAAACGAATAGACGAAAAAATTAAACGTTTAAAGATTGTTACCGGCAGGAAAAAGAAAGATATAGCCAAGATAATTTTCCCGCCAGGCCCACTTAAAAAATTATGGTTTGAGATATTGATAAAGACGTATGCCCAGAATGCCGAGATTGCCGGTAAAGATATTAAAGAACACCTAAAGGCTGATAGGTTTTCAGAATGGAATTATGCCGCCGCCGGCACAACTGTTGGAATAGATTTGTCAGATTATAAAGATGTATATTTTAACGATACAGTATTCATGGCTCGTGCGAAAGAGTATGCAGATACAGCATTTGAATTTGCGGGCAAGCAAGCCGGAATGATTACCGATGAATTGAGGGCAACAGTTCATACGGCAATAGATAATCAGTGGACCGAAAAGCAATTCTCGGATGCGATGAAATCGTTCCAGCTACGCTACACTGGAGATGTGGCGGACGAAGCGAAGCAATTAAATAGCCGGTTCCGGACTGGGATGAATAAGGCTCTTAATGATGCAAGGATGGATATTTATCAAGATGAGGTGGCCTGTGTAGCTCTACAGTATTCCGCGGTCCTTGATGAAATGACCACACAGATTTGTATAGAGCTGGATGGAACTGTATGGTTAAAGAAGAACCACGAATGGGAATTTTATTTACCCCCTAACCATTTTGGTTGCCGCTCAACGATAGTCCCGATATTTAATGATGACGATTATAAGCTAACATCTGCCGACAGAAAGTTTCCAGAACCGGCCGAAGGATTTGGGGGTCGGGCCGGAGCTGTAGTAAAACCGGCAGGGAAACCGGTACCGCATCCGGGGTATAAAACTACTTAAATGAAAGTTGACTTTACAGGATATGAGGGCAACCATGTTGGAACATTAAGTTACGAAGACGGGGAGTTTGCCTGGACCGGTGATAAAGTTGCTGGTGAAAGCGTAATGAAATTAGTTAATTCTGATATGATTCTTTGGGGGGATGAATCAATAACGAAAAAAAATCCTGAGCGTATGTTGGAATTGTTGTATATGTATTATGATTCTCGGTGTTTTTCTGCATCTAAAGTGAAAAAAACGCTTGCAGGGGGTTGACAGACAATAAAGTATGAGTGTATATTAATAATGATAAGAATTGTGTAAACAAAAAGGAGGATTGTTTTATGAGAAAGGTATTGGCTTTAATGGCAGTGATTGCTCTTATTACTGCGCCGGTAGTTTATGGAGCTGCGGACGAGAATTTTATTGGTCCTACAATAACCAAAAATAAAATTAATGTTCGTGGAGATATTCGAGCTGGAGATGATTTGATCGTTGTTGATGATGCAAGCATCGGCGGTGATCTTGCTGTTGGTGGCGATCTTGATATTACTGGCGATGTAATATTTGATGGCAATATGGATATCAATGCCGGTCTCGATGTTGATACTCCGATCGATAATCTTATTGGTATTCAGTTTACTACGGTAACTGATGCCGCCGCTGGCGAAATAGGGATTACTGCTGGACAAAGCGTTGATATTGACGCTGACGGTGATGATGTACTTATCAATGCTGCTGATGATATTGTTATTACTGGCGACGCTGCGGATAGTGTTGTAACTATTACTACGGGCGCGACAGGTTCTATCAGCGTTGAAGGTGGAGCAGCACTTAATCTCGATGGTGATGCTATCGGGATCGGTGACGCCACCGACACTGTTACAGTCCCAGCCGCTTTTAATACCCAGAGTGTGACCAATATTGATGTCCTGACCGCCTCCAAGCCTGTATTCACTGATGCTTCAAAAAATCTGACTTCGACCGGGACGCTGGGAGCGGACCAGGGGGGGACCGGAATTGCGAGTCCTACTGACCACGCGGTTCTTGTTGGAAGCGGAGCGGCTGCGATGGATGCAGTTGGTGTTGGGGCCGATAACGAAGTTTTGTGTGGTGTTACTTCTGGCGACCCTACTTTTAGGTCGTTAGCGGATGCGGATGTTCCGGCCATCCTGACCATCTCTGGTGGTACTGTTAATGATTCTATTATAGGAGGTTCAACTCCCGCAGCCATTACCGGGACAACTATCACTGGTGTTACCTTTACCGATGAAAGTGCTTCGCTTACTGCCGGAGTGTTTTCTGGGATCGTTGATCTTGGTTCCGTTACTACTGCCGATATCAATGCCGGGACGTTTGACGGTGTTGTTGGCGGGACCGCTCCTGCGGCTGGTTCGTTTACGACCATCGTAGGAACTGGGGTTGATATCAATCCAGTCATCACGCCGAATACGAGTCTCCGTCCGGTAGACATTACCTATGACTACGCTGGAGCAGTTGATAATGCTGGTGGTGTGGACATGGACTTGTTCGGGTTTCGTGTAACCATTACTCAGACAAGTTCCAATGATGATCCTGATATCGGTGACCGTGGATACTTCCAGCCGATTAGAAGTGATCTTCATATCAACGGTTTTGTTGATGATGCCTATGCGTTTTATGGCAAAGTTTATATTGATGGGGACAGTACTCTAAATCAGGCTTATGGTGCCAACTTGGTTATTGATAACGGTGTAAATGCCGTGACAATGGATGAAACAGGGAACCTTGCTGGTCTGGGTATCTCAATTAATGGAAGTGGGGATGTTACTTGTGGGGGAACAGGGTATGGAAAATACAGCGGAATATATGTTAATTGGAACCAAACAACTGATCTGACTGTTGATTCTTGTGCAATGTATATTGGAGTCGCAAGTGGTGCAATTCTTGATTCTGGGTATAGAGTGAATGCGTCAGGAGACCTCGTCAACTCATTCCATTCATATAATTCCAGCGGGACTATGACTAATGCTATGAATATTGAGGGTGCTCATACGAATGCTTTTGCCCTCCCGGCATCAGGAACGGACCCAGTAGCCGATGGTGCGTTTACCGCAGATACCAGCACGGGTAGAATTGCCATTACTGTTGGTGGTGATACTCGTTATCTGTATTACTATGATTGATAAAAAAAGTTGGATAATTATTGTATTGGTAGTAGCACTATCTGCGGTGATCGCTATAGCTTGGACGTCACGAGAACTTAATAAGCGCGATGCACAAATAGGAATATTATCATATCATTTAGCACAGCTGCAAAAAGTAAAGTAGGCAAATTATGCCAAAAAAATATAGTACAGAATATTTTGCGGACCCAACCACCGCTGATGAGTTGAATTCGATACTCAGGGCGGCAGCCGAGGCTCGGTACAATGAGTATGTCAACATTAAAGTATTGCTCAAGGAATCGGCTGTCATAGTTACTAAACCAGATGCGACATTAGTTAAGCTCGCATACCATTTTAAAGATGGGGAGCTGGTACTTAGCAACGAGGAAATACCCGTCACGCTCAATTATGTTGAGCAATTTGCAGAGGGGGGATTAAAAACAATTGATTTAGATAATGTTGAAGTGTTTAAGGTAAATGGGCAGTCAACGACAGAATTAGGCTATGTCGACCACCCCGAATATAGGAAAGATATGTTGGCTGCCAGTATCGACTTGAAAGAATTGTTCGAGCCGCCATTAACGCTTGGACACCCACCTTCACACTCCGGTTTGCCGAAGTTAGGGATATTAAGAAACCTGCGTGATCACGAATCTAAGATAGGCATTATGGTTGCAGATTTGAAGAATGTTCCTGAGTCTTTAGGCCCGTGGATTCGGAAGAAATTGTATGATAAGGTTTCTCCGGTCATATATAAAAATGTTGTAGCTCCTAGTGGGAAAGTGTATTCCCGTGTAATTCGGTCCCTCGGATTACTGGGAGCTGTACCCCCTCGAATAAAAGAACTCGAGGGCTTACCAGTACAATTCTCGGAGGACGAGGATGTATTATCTGAATTCTGTCAGGGCGGATTAGAAGAACTTCGTTTTGATAAAAATGAATTTGAACCAGAAAAGGAGGAATATGCCATGCCTGAAGAAAAGAAAGTGACAATGAGTGCCGAAGAGCACAAAATTCTGCTTGCGAGAGCAGAGAATGCCGAGAAGTTCGCGGACACCGAGAAGGCGAATGAAGACCTTCAAGCTAAACTCGATGCCGCCCAGAAAGAGAAGGATGAGCTTTCTGAGAAACTCGGAGTAGAAGAGAAGGCGCGTACCGAGATTCTTGAGTCCGGCCGGAAGAAGAAAGTCGAATCTTTCGTCGAGGAAACCAAGAAAGCCGGCAGGATTCTCCCGGCCCAGGGTGATGCGCTTATGGCTGTTGCCGATATCCTGACCGACTCTGACACGTTCGGAGAAGGTGATGCTGCGGTAACTCAGCTCGACGCTCTGATGGCTTTCGTCGGTACCATCCCGGAAGAGTCCGCCGTAAAGTTTGCGGAAATGTCAACGGAAAATGGCGAAGCGCATGACGATGACGAGACGAAAAACAATGCTGCGCCGTCAATGAATGTTGCATGGTTTGGCCGCGCCGAGAAATACGCCGAAGATCACAAGTGTGATTTCGAGACTGCCGCAGTTAAGACTTTTAAGACCGGCGACGAGAAACACGCTGAACTTCGTGATTAATAAGTAACAATAAAAAAAGGAGAAATAGACAATGAGTGAAAATTCTTTTGTAGCAACTGCCTCACAGACAGAATTATCTGGTGTGGCTGAAGGTGCCATTGTTCGGTACAAAATTGCGAAACTCGGAACTGCAAAACAGCAAGTTGCCGCAGCCGGAGCTGGTGAAGCCTGTTTTGGAATTTCGCAGGATGGTGTTGCAACTACCGTGGAAGTTGGTATTGTGGTTGCTGGCACGTCATTCGTTATTGCCGGAGCGGCAACCACGAAAGGCGCATGGCTGAAGTCTGACGAAAATGCCGAAGCGATTGATGCCACTGCTGGCGACGAAGTCGTCGGTAAGTGTTTATCTGCTGCCGGCGCACAGGGCGACAGGATTCCGATTCTAGTACAGCCTCACGTGCTGTCGATGGCCGGAGAATAAAAATATTTTGGTTATCCTTATGGGATGCCGTGTGAAGGTAATGTTACCTTCATAACTATGGTTTGTTGAGTGCCTTGTGGGCGCGACTACGACTACGATTTTTATTGCGAAAATGGAGACGATAAAATGCCTAAAGCAAGTGATGTAAGACGGGACAAAATTCTGACTAACATAGCCATCGGTTATGCACCTCAGAACTTTGTTGCCGAAGTAGTAGCTCCTGTTATTAGTGTAACCGAACAGGGTGGAATTTATTTTGAATACGATCGAGAGGAACTACGATCCGAAGACGATAGACGCGCACCTGGTGGTGAATCGAATGAAATCCAGTGGGATGTAAGTCAGACCTCGTATTACTGCCAGGATTATGCCCTGAAACAGATGCTTCCTGATAAGATCTTGAAGCAAAACGATCTCCCGATTGGCCCGCAGATTACTACTGTGAAAAAAATCACGGAGAAGATTAAGTTGAACCGGGAGAAGGATCTTCAGGCGATTGCGCAGGGTGCCGGCGTGGCAACTTATGATGTTACATCGGAATCTCATATTTGGAGCGGCGCCGACGCCGACCCGGACGCAGATGCTCAGTATGCGATTGGAGCTATTCGTGACCGGACCGGCTTGGTTCCGAACAAGGTTCTGATTTCATGGAGTATCCGTGACGTGCTTGTCCGGTACCTAAAAGCACAGGCCCGCCTGACCTATGGCGAGGCCGCAACCATTAACGATCTACCGCCAATGATGTGGGGTTGCGATGTTATCGTTCCTACACCGGTAGAGAATACCGCGAATCCCGAGCAGGAGGATGTCATTGCTGATGTCTGGTCGGATGAAGTTGTGTTCTTCTATTCCGAGAATGCTCCGTCAGTGATGTCTCTGAGCTTCATGTACACGCTGCGTTATATGCCGTGGGGTGTTAACCGGTGGAGAATCCCATCTCGTAAGGGTGAGTTCTTCGAGGTTGAGCTGGGGCAGATTCAGAAAATGGTTTGCGCGGACTGTGGTGAACGTTTGATTAACGTTATTTAATACCAGGCAGAGTGGGGGTGTTCACACAAGCGCCCCCACTCTATAGCCTTATTCCGTTATGAGTTATTGCACTTTAGCTGAAGATTTCAAGTTTCTTAAAAAAATCATGGTCGGTGCGAACAAGAATCTTAGCACCAGTGAACGTGAATCCTGTGAAGGATATGCCGATGCAATTATTCATGGTAAGCTAAAAAATATTTTTTCATCCCCATATCCGCCACTGATTATTGAAATTGCAGAATTGTTGGCGGCCTCGAAGGCATACAGTTATCTTCATAAGGGAGCTGCCCCCGGTAAGTCTGACTATTCCGAAATACTCAAAAAGGATGCCGACGACTTATTTGACGAATTATTGTCCGGCAAAATTGATTTACGAAATGCTGACGGGACAAAGGTAACAATTACTGCCGGCCCGTTACTTGGTACGAACAAAATAATGTCGCGAGATATAAAAGACAATACCGAAATAATATTTAGGCCGGGCCTTGATTGGGAAGACATGGAAGAAGCCAGCGAAGCCTACGATTATGATTAAGGTAAAGGAAACTCATGTCGGAGCAAATAAGAAAGTTCAAGAACTGAAAACTATAAGTTACGATATTGGCCCGACTAAAGCGTTCCTCGAAACAAAAATAGTTCCGCTACTAAACAGATCATTTAAGAAACAGTTTGAAACGGAAGGTGAGTTTTTTGGCGGAGGAAAATGGAAGCCGTTGGCACCGGCAACAGTCGATGACCGAAACAGATTAAAAAAGAAAAAGGGGTTACGATTTGTTGTAGGATTTTCTGGAGAGCATCCGATATTACAGAGAACCGGAAAACTCAAAAGATCGTTTTATCGCAGCCCAAATCACCACAAAATTGTTGTTGTTTCAAATGGAATAGGCATTGTGGAAGTTGGCAGTTTACTTACAGTAAAGAGCGGAGAATACCTAGCTGAGATATTGACAGTAGATAGGCCGA